CTTGGACACTGGCTCCTGTTGGTGGGGGAATGTCTAGTAATATCAAAGCTACCTGTACCCTTGACAATACGTTAGCAGGTTCATTAGACGCAGTTAAAGCTATGGTAGGTGCACTTTCGGCAAGCGGGGGTCTAACAGGTACGGCAGGATTAATAGTAAATATGATAGGTGCTCTTATAGCTGGGGGTTTAATATCAAACGCAGCACTAATTTCTGCAGCACAGATGACAGCGGACCTTGCAGCAGAAGGGAGTATAGTATCGGCCCTGACGGCTCTTGGTTGGTTAGTTTCCGAGATAAACGCCAGTGGAGAACTAACTGCTGTAAATTATGCAGTAGGTCACATGAGTGCAGACATTATCCCTTATACAGAACTATCTCCAGAATCCCTAGCCTCGGCTGTGTGGAACAAGTTAGCCTCTGAAGCAAATTCATCGGGCTCAATGGGTGAAAAATTAAACGATGCGGGTTCTGCTTCAAATCCCTGGACAGAAAACCTACCTGGTTCTTATATAGCAGGACAGGCTGGGTACGTTGTAGGAACTAACCTAGATGCAAAAGTATCAGAAGCTGGTAGTGGAACCATGACTGAGGAAACTATCGCTGCCGAAGTTTTGAGTGGTATAAAAACACCCGTTTTATTAGTTGATGGGGAAATAATTGTATCCGTAGGTGGTACTTTTACTCCTCCTGTTATCCCAGATGCTCCTGTAATTTACTCTGTTAATGGTTCTACCTCTTCCCCAGCATCGGGAGACGACGATACCCCCAGTGTGGTTATTAACAGTGTACAAGATGGTGATTCGGTTAAGGTTTATGATACTTCTTCTCAAGTGGCTTCGGGAACAGCATCGGGTACTTCTATTACTCTCTCTACCTCGGCACTATCGGAGGCACAGCATACTTTAAGAGCAAAAATTACCAGAGACGGACAGACAAGTTCTTATTCAAATTCTTTCTTATATACTTACTCGGTAGTTGCCCCACCAGACGCACCTACTATTTATTCAGTAGCGGGAGATACTTCTTCCCCAGCAGATGAGGATGACCCCACACCAGATGTAGTAATTAATGATGTTCAAGTTGACGACCTTGTCAGTTTATATGTTGATGGGGTATTTGATGTTTCGGACACAGCTGTAGGAACCTCCATTACTTTGACGGCATCTACTTTGGCAGAAGATACTTTTAGTCTTACGGCTACTATAACAAGGGATGCTTTAGAATCAGACCCCTCTACAGCGTTTGAATACACTTACACAGCCCCCGTCGGGCTTTCAAAGAGAACCGCCACAGGTAATGCCGAGTATGGATTATACGGAGGTTATTATGCCTCGATGGCTTGTGATGGAAGTGAAAGCACCCATGCCTATGGTCATGTAGAGGTTACACTTATCTTTGACCTCGGCTCATCTTTAGAGGTTTCAGAATATAAATTACTACCTACTGAATATGTTACTCCCGCTGGAACAGGGGTTAAAACATTTAACCTTTGGGCAGGGGATACTACAAGTGCAAATACCTACCATGTAATAACAGATGAGGTTGTTCCAAACACAACACCTACCCCGACATGGCATACTTATGATTTTGGAGGAGTTACAGCTAGGTATTGGAAGATAATAGTTTCAGATAGTTATTGTGATAATGGAGAATACCAAGAAGCAGTTACCGAAAATGAGTTTTGGGGGTAATAATGTTAAATGTTATAGCGTTGACCTGTCCCATTTTATAAACTATAATTGCTACAACAAGACGGTGTAAGAGATAGAATCTCAAGACCTGATATTTGAGCTTTGCTTAGATACCAGGTCTTTTTATTTGTCTTAGAAAGGAGTTTTTATGGCAATAGGATTTATAGAAGTAAAGGTTAAAAGAAATACTCTAAGAACAGTAGACTCTAACTACAAAAGTACTTTCGTTGGTGAAGATGGTTATGAACACAACATTAGTGGCAACGAAATAATTGCAGTTCCCCTAGAAATAGGTGTGGCTTGGTTATCAGCAGACTCTCTCTTAGAACAGTCAAATAAAAAACATTAAGTTAGAAAGGAAGTGATTAATATGTCAGATATAGTTAATATTTTTGCGGAAGCAGATAGAAATATTGTGGGAGATGATTCATCCCCTACATTAACATTGGAAAATACTTCAACAGGAAAAGGATTGAAGGTTATAGGAATTTCTACATCAAACCCAACGGCAGAAATTCTCGTCAAATCAGGTGCGGCCCCTACAATATCAGCACTTAGATTAGGTGCTTCAGAAGCATCGGGTTCGGCGTTTTCTTTTGTTGGTTCTTGTATAATCTCAACAGCTTCGGGTGGAGCAACCCTAATGGCAGCAGTCAGAGTTAAGTATGGAGATAAGTATGGTTGGATGAGGATATTTGAGAACATAGCATAAGGTTCGGGGGCAAGGAAGGTAATAAAAACCCCAAGCCCCTTCCTTAAAGGAGAAAAATTATGGCAGATGTAAGTGAACTACAAAAAAGAATTTGGAGCATAATCTCTCAAGACAGTACGGCCCCCACAGAAGGTAGTGATGATTGGGACCTAAATCTTGTGTATTTAAACATGTCCCAAAATGAGTGGGCCGAATCATATGGTTGGCCTACATTGCTTAAGGAAGTTTATACCCTATCGAGTTCGGCGACAGCCAATGTAACTATCTCACTGCCCACAGATTACAGAAGGTTGGACGGAACTTTAAAGATAGAAACCTACGACTACCCGCTGGTAGACCCAAATATAAAAGATGACTCGGATGATAAATACTGTTATTTACTTGGTTATCCAGGAAGTTACTCATTGATAGTTAATCCAGCTGATTACGGTACGGGAGCGTCAATATATTATAATTATTGGGCATCTCCCGCATCTTTGGCAAGTCCTGCAGATATAAGTATGTGTCCAGACCCGTCGTATCTTGTTCAAAGGTCTGTAGCTTATTTATGGGAGTCAAGGGATGATGGAAGATTTCCACAAGCCAAAGCTGAGTCGGAAAAAATTCTCTCACGAATGTTAGAGTTTGAGCAAACAAAAGGACACTCGTACGACAATACTATAAAAACAGATGAGACTAGGCGTGGGTTTAGAATTGGGAGGGATTAAATGCCCCTACCATCAGCACATATTGAAGGTTATAAACCTGGGAAGGATATAGTAGCGGATTGGAATGGCTTTAGACGAGGTCTAAACACCCTACTAAGAGAAACCGAATTAAATAAGGATGAGTTAGCCCAGGCGGATAATATAATGCTTGTAGGTTCTGGAATCCCCACACGAAGATGGGGAAGTGCAGACTACTTTTTAGCAGGTAGTGGTGCGGTTAGAGGTTTAAAGGGTTACTATAAATCCGATGGAACAAACGAATTGTTAGCACTCACCGACAGTGGATTGCTAACCAAGAAGAATGGGGCAAGTTACTCAATCCTTACAGGAGCAAGTTGGGCCTCTGGTTATGATGCACAGATGGTTCAATTAAATGATAATGCCTATATTTGTAACGGAATAGATACATTTAAAAAATACAATGGTACTACAATAAGTTCGTTTGCTACGCTTTCAGTACCTAGTAATTTGACAGCGACAAACCTTTCGGGGGTATCGGGCACATTTACATATAGTTGGAGGGTCTCGGCAGAGAATGAGGTTGGGGAAACATTGGCAAGTACAAGAGTTCTTCTTGGAAACTTGCCACAAGACCTAACTCAAACTACAATTCAGGTGGGTTGGACTACAGCAAGTCCTTCCTCTGGAGTTAGGGGATATGTGGTTTATGGAAGAGACGAAGGTAATGAAACTTTCTTAAGTAGAGTCAACAGCTCATCTTTAAAGTTTATAGACGACGGCACAAACGAACCTGCTGTAATATCAGAGCCCCCAACAGCCGATGGTACTGGGGGTCCCATAGCTAAGTATATTATCAAAAGTGATAACAGACTAATAATTGGGGGACTTGCGGACAAGCCTTCTAGGGTAATGTTTAGTGGAAAGGGAGCAAATGCAGAGAAATTTCACTGGTCTCAGGGTGGGGGTTATATAGACATAGACGTAGATGGTGGTGATAACATTACAGGAATAACAATGTTTCAGAATAAAATTATTGTCTTTAAAGAAAAGTCAATTTGGGAACTAACTTTGGGCGTTATAACTATAGGTAATTGGACACTAATTAATCCGACAGTTACAGCAATAACAACATCCCACGGAGCAGTGTCAGCAAAGACTATTGTAGCAGTTGAAAATGATGTTTTCTTCTTAACTAGAAATGGAGTCTATGTTCTAGGATATGAACCAAATATTTTAAATGTTCTAAGAACCAACGAAGTTTCGGCTAGAGTCAGACCTTTCTTTGATAGTATGTCTTACTCCGACCTCCAAAATGCAAGTGCGGTCTATGCCGATAAGAGGTACATCCTATCCTTCCCAATCGTTAAGAAATCTATCGTCTATGATAGGGAAAGACTGGCTTGGACAGGTCCTTGGATTACGCCTTTTGGTCTTAGAAACTGGGAAGTTTACTACGATTCAATAGGTGCACAGAAGTGGATAGCTGGGGACCACAATGACGGGTATGTTACGCAGTTTAACTCTGGGTATAGTTCTGATAAAGGTACTGCTTTTACTACAATCTTAAGAACTAAAAAAGAGGATTTTGGTAATTGGGCATTATTTAAAACAATAAAAGATTTATTTTTAAACTTCAGGAATGTTCAAGGAA